CGACTGTTGGCGGCAACCGCGTTCCTTGGGCTGATGGTCGCGATTGTGTCGGCCGTGTGGCTTCGGTCGTGGGACGGCGCGCTGTTGGGTCTGAGCGTATTTGCCGGATGCCTGATCGGGCAGGTCGTGTTGCAGTATCGGCTTTTGATTGCGTTGTGCGCTGGTGTTGCGGTCGTGGTGTACGTCGCGTGGCGTGTCATTGTCGAACGCAAGGCCAGTTCGCAGATTGTGCAAACCGTGGAGGCGATCAAGGGGCAGGTTCCCGACTTCAAGACGATTGCCAACGCGATTCAAACGTCTCCGCAAACACGGCGGATTGTCGACCGGATCAAAGGGGCGGTCAAAAAGCACTCGCCCACGCCCATTGTCACGAACGGCGGTGTTCCATGAGCGACGCTCCCAAAACAGTGCCTGCATATCACCAGCCGACCAACCGCGAGATCCTTGAGCGGATTGATCGGCTCGACTTGGTTCATCGAGAACGCTTTGAGCGGATCGAATCGCTGCTCCACGGCCGCGACGACGCGTCCAAGGGGTTGGTGGTGCGAGTGGATCGTTTGGAACAGGGCGAGGAGCGGAAGAAGATTTGGACTCAGTTGTCGCTCGGAGCCGCGATCACCGCACTTGTGACGGCGTGTGCCGACCTCTTTCACGGGAAATGACTGATGCCGTGGACGGCGTACCCATCATCGGCGCTTGTTCATACCGGCACTACGCTGGACGTGTTCTGCTGGAACGAGTACCCGCGAGGCTTGTACGAACTGCAACTCCAGTGTGTGGTGGCTACGCACAACATCAGGGCGTACGTGCGAGGAAGTGGTGACGGGGGCTCCGGCTTTCTCTGCGGGATCAACGGTGCCAACTTGGAGATTCGCAAGTACACGAACCGGGTCGCCGCCGGTGCGCCTGTCGCCACGACGCCGCACAACATCGCCGCCAACGAAGCGTTCACGCTGCGCATCCGCGACTTTGCCGACAAAATCGAGGCAACGGTTCTCAAGACGGACAGCGTCTCGTCGCAGGTTCAGTGGACGACAACGGACTACGGTCGTCAAAACGTCGTCGGTGCGGCCACCAACGTCGATGGCGGGGCGGTGTTGCGATTCAACGCCTACGAACTGACCAGCGTGACCGGGGCTGTCAGCGAGGTGTTTTTTGTGGTGGCGGGCGGAACGCTGTACGCCAGTTATGACGGAACCGGCTTGTCCATCATCGGGACAAATCTGTGTGCCGCGGACGTCCCGGTGTCGGCCGACATCTGGGACGGGATTGTCTACATCGTCGGCGGTGGCAAGGCGTGGAAGTGGGAGGTGTTGCAGAGGACGCTAGTCCCCGCAGTAGCAGTTGGGCATCCCACCTACTTGCTGCCAGGGGCAACGACGGAAGGGACGACCACGGCGACGCTGGTGCGGCAGTTCCGCGCCCGAATGACCTATGCCGGAATGGACGCCGAGTCGTCCAACCTGTACTTCTCGGCCATTACCGAACCCTTGCAACTGAACACCGGGGAACTGGCACAGGGGGCGGCGATTGTGCTGGGCGTGGCTCGTCAGGCCACGGTGTACGACGTAGTGACCGCAATCGAGCCGACAAGTGCCAACACCCTGCTGATCGGGTGCGTGAACTCCATGTTCATGCTGATGGGTGACCCGGCCGATGCGGCGTCAGAGGTCATTCCGGTGACAAGGTCGCACGGAGTGAGCGGACAGAACGCGATTGCCGCCACGAATGAAGGCCGGCTAATCGTTCACACGCCGGAAGGGCTGGTGGCGGTCCAAGGCCCGGGAGAGCCGGTGGCGTTGTCGGCAGCCATTCTGACGGAAGGCATCCAGTATGCCAGGGAGGATCGTGGTCGATACCGAGTGACGTTGATTCGGGATCCGCAGCGTCACGGCTTGCACGTGTGGCTCACCAAGACAGACGGCACCGGCCATTGGTTTTGGTACGACGAGATGTCGGGCGGGTACTCCGCAAACAACGGGGGCTATTGGCCTATCAAGTTCGCGGACGGGTACGAGCCGTTTGCCGCGACCGTCTGGAAGGGGCAGGTGTTGGTGTGTACCCGCAACGGTCGCGTCCTCAAGTTTGATGAGTCCGTGGCGTCGGACAACGGCGTTCCGTTTGAGACTCGCTGTCCGTTTGCGCCGTTGAACGCGTCAGGCGTCGGAACCGACGTCGTCGTGACACGGTCCGAACTGATCATTGGCAACACAAGCGGCGAACTTGCGTTGTCGGCGTTTGTTGCGGCAAACCCGGAGGACGCTTCGACGCCGGACCAACGAGCGCAAGTTTGGACCTCGACGATCACGCAGTTCAGTCCGTGGTGCATCCAATCGGCTCGAGGGCCTGCGGTCATTCTCACGTTGAGCAGCAGCACGGGGCATCCGTGGTGGGTGGAGGGCGGCCGCGTGGTGGCTGAGGAACAGCCGCGGCTGTCGATGGCAAGGCTGAGCGCGATCGCAAGTCCGAGCAGCCCATGTGGGCCCGCGAGCCAGCCCAATACCGGCCCGTCGGAGCCCCCGTCAAACCCTGGTGGCGGCGTTCGCCCGTTGGGATCGACTGGCCCGCCGCCACCGCCGCCGCCGCCACCGGATGTTGTCCAAGCCGAAGCGTCGATCACTGGCATAAACAGTTTCTAGTCGTGGCCATTGCGTTCACATTTCCGTCTCTGATACCCACGCGTCTGTTGGACCCGACGCAGATGCTGCGTGTGGTGTCGGCGGTGTCCAGCCGGCCACCGTTGCGGTGTCGCGTGACATGGAGCAACAACGGATTGTTGACGCGTACGGCGCACGTGCAGGTGGTCAATGGCGCGGGTGGCCATCAAGGCGTGGGTGAAGGCGGTGTCGGGGGCCGTCCCTGCTTGGGGATGTTTGCCGTCTTGGTCGTTGTTGGCGTCGAGGAAGATGACTCCGGAGCGGGCGAGCAGACACTTGCCTCACCATCTGAAGGCGGGCTGATCAGCGAGTTGGTGCAGGATCGTGTGGCGGTGTACTTCACGAATCGGTCGGGCGTAGTTGCGTTCGACATCACACAAACGGGGTCTTGGACGTCTAGGTCCGTGCGTGCGATTGTGCTGGGCCCTGCGGACGGCACCGACACGATGATTGGACCGTTGGATCCACTAGGAGCGCCCGGGTTGCCGCGCCCGCCGTACTGGGCGGGCGGAAGCGGCGGATCACCCAATCTGGATGGGGGGCACCCGGACAGCAACTACGGTGGGATTGCTGCGATTGACTGTGGAGGAGTCGTCTAATGCCAGTACAGATTCAATACCGTCGCGGGACGGCCGCTGATTGGACGACGCACGACCCGGTGTTGGCGCTGGGCGAGCCTGGGTACGAAACCGACACCGGGAAGTTCAAGGTTGGCGACGGATCCGCTGTGTGGAGCGCGTTGCCTTACAGCAGCGGCCCTGCTGGTGCCACGGGCCCCACGGGCCCCACGGGAGCCACTGGGCCTGCTGGAGCAACTGGACCAACTGGCGGGGTGGGCGTATCCGTGTATTCCGGCACGACTCCGCCCGGAGCAGGATTGGGTGTGAACGGAGACTTGTACTTTCAGTATTGAGGTGAACCATGCCCGACAATGTTGGATATACACCCGGATCAGGAGCGACCGTCGCCGCAGACGAAATCGGTGGCGTGCTGCATCAGCGCGTCAAGATCGGCGTTGGTGCCGATGGAACGGCGGTCGACGTCAGCGAGTCCAACCCGCTACCCGTCACCGCAAGCAACATCACGGCCAAGTTCCGCGAGGCGTTTGAGTCGTACGACCCCATTGCGGGCGGCAAGTGGACCGAGGTGAAGGGAACCGGCGACCTGATCTTCGTGGACGGCAACGCTGCCGCCGCGTCGTATCTTGTTGTCAGCAAGTCCCCGCTGAGCAACAGCACCGAGAGTTCCGTCTCGACCGTGGCGACGTTCGGGATGCCGGTCGAGCAGTCGGTTGGATTGTCGATAAGCCAGCGAACGCTTGGGCAAGAGTTCAGCGTCGAGACTGTTGACACCGGCACACTGATCGCAGACACCGCTGACATCACGATTTACACGATTCAGCAGGCCGCCTCGTCACTGACGGTCACGACTGCCGCCCCTCACGGGTTGTCGGTTGGTCGCGCCATCGGGATCAGGGGCGTGGTTGATTCCCGCGTGAACTACCCCGCCCTTGTCGTGGCGACCGTTCCCTCGCCCACGCAGTTCACGGCCACGGCAGGCCCCGGCGGCACAATCCCGTCCCTGTCGGCATACACGACAACGGTTCGTGCCGCAACCACTGCGGCTCTGGCAGCCAACACCTACGCGAACGGCACGGCTGGCGTGGGAGCCACGCTCACGGCAACGGCAAACGGTGCGTTCCCGGCACAGGATGGAATCACCCTCGTTCAAAATGATCGACTGCTGGTCAAGAACGAGGCGACGGGAGCCAACAACGGCGTTTACACGCTGACGACGGTTGGCACCGCCGGTACTCCGTGGGTGTTGACTCGCGCGACCGACCTCGACACAACCGCAGAGTTGACGGTGGTGGCGGGCGTGTTGTTTGCTGTAAGCGTGTTCGTCGCCGAGGGCAGCACGCAGGCTCAGAAGGAGTACTACCTCAGTGCCACGGTGACGACGGTTGGCACGACTGCGGTCACTTGGGTGGACACCACTGCGCCTGCCGCACTTCTCGGGTCCGTGTTTGCAAGGCAGCGGTTGGGTCGCGCACGAAACGGCGTGTCTCAAATCTTTGAGAACGCGACCGCCACCAACTCCAGTTTCTATTTCCGCTCGGAAAGCGGAGATGCCTTGCCGTCTGGCACGGTTGCGGGCAATCACTCGGTCACGGTGGCAACGACGGCACCGATCCAACTCGCCGGTAACGCTGCCTATACGTATTCGTGGGGTCCGACAAGCGAGTATCGGTTGTTTCTTCAAGCCGACCGGACGCAGTTTGCGGACAGCGTGGTGGATGCGA